AACGCTTTTGAACGAGTTATCTCACAAGACCGTGAGTGGATAAAAACGCTAATTGTTTCACGTGATGAGTTCTTCAAGATTAAGGAGAAAGAAAACAAGACAACAGACGACTTTTTGAAGTTGCTAGTCAACTCTTTTGGGAATGATAAGAGATCATACTTATATTCTAAAGAAATTTCAGACTTAAAATATAATCTAGCTAAAGAAATAATTGAAAAGCATAACGTTTTTAGCGGTTATAAACAGACAGAAACATATAAGAGATCGATTGAAAAGTACAAACGACTTGAACAACTTCAACAACTTCAACAACTTGAACGACTTCAACAACTTGAACGACCTCAAAAATTAAATAAAATAAAAGTTACAAACAAAAGTTATCATACTTTTAGTGATGTTTCTGGAGCTATTCTATATCTTGACCCTCCTTATGAAGGAAGTAACCAAAAAAGTTATATCAATTCATTCGATAGTCAAGAGTTTTACGACTGGGCATTTGAAATGGCTAAAACTAACATCGTGATAATTTCAAGTTATTCAATTTCAGACGAACGTTTTGAAGCTGTTTATTCTTTTGACAAAGTGCGTAGCACTTTACAAATTGGAACAAGCAACAAAGAGAAAAATGAAAAGCTGTTTATGGTTAAGAATAGTTAACTCTTGACAAAGTGAAAGCAATTTGATAGAATATAATTATAAATAGAGGAGAACAAAATGAAAGATACGGTAAAAACTTTAATGATGGTTGTAGGTGTCGGCTTTACACTTATCGCTATCACTTGGATAGGTATGCTTGCGACGTTGCTTATTGCATGGATTGGAGGTAACATCTAATGAATTATGGTACAAATAAGCACTATGCCAATGAATACGGTGTGGAACTTAACGAATACTTGAAACACAATTTTAACTACGAAGAGCTTGTAGGGTGGTATACAATGCAGGTATTAAAGTATCTAGTAAGAGCTGGCAAGAAAGAGGGTGAAAGCTACGATAAGGACCGTAACAAGGCTTTAGACTATGCAGGAGAACTTGCTAACTTAAGTAACGAGAATGAGCTTACAGAGTATACTACTGACGATATTATGGGCTTTATACAAGATATAGCTGATGATTTTGAACGCTGGGAAGGAATAAAATAATTGAAAATAAAGAGTTTATGCTTGACAGTGTGAACTTTTTTTGATATTATAGTCTTATAGAAATAAAGGAGAACGAAACAATGATAGTATTAACAACTAGAAAACAACAAATCGTAGAAGAATATGGAATCAACACAACTTTCACAGAAGAACAAATGAAAGATAAAGAGTTTAGAAGAAAATGGACAATGTACCTATTAAGCATTCAATATGATGTAAGTGGTGCTGAAATTCCTGAAGAAGTATTACAAGAAGAGGCGGATCTAATTTTTGGTTAAAAGAACAAAGAGTTAATGTTTGACAGCATTAGCTTTTTTTGATACAATGGCATTATAGAAGTAAAGGAGACAGAAATGCAAAAATACAACGTTAAGCTGATGAACAACAAAAAAGGATATTTGAATTCTTTCAAAAATGAGCTAGGTGATAAGTTTCTCTTCCTAGGTTTCAAAGAAGAAAGAAATAACTTCAAGTCAGAGTTCACTAAAGAAGAAATTAAAGCGATTGATGAAAGATACTTAGAATTTATTGAAGAGGTTTAAAGTTTATTCTTGACAAACATAAGATAATTTGATAATATTGTCTTATAGAAAGGTGGTTAAAAAATGGCAATGCGAAAAGATAGGGAAATAGTAGCTTATAACCCTATTACAGAAGAAGAACTACACTTTAGCTGTAAAGCTCAATGTGCTAAGTATTTCGGACTTAAAGCTAATACAGTTATCAAGTGGTTTGATATTGGTAGACCTATAATTGAACTGCTAAGAGAGCAAGATAATAAGCAGGTAGCAATTGAAAAGCAAGACAAGTTAAAAGGCTTTGAGTTATTTACAATAAATGAATGGAGTGTTTTTGATAATTAATTACGAAGACATGAAAATAGAAAGTTTTGGTGAAAAAACAAATGAAATTATTTAACAGAAAACCTAAGGACAAAATTAAAGTAGCAACAGCATTTACATTAAAAGGATTAACAAAACAAGTAATTCAATTAGAACAAAAAGGGTTTATTAAACAAGGAGAAATCCAAAGCGCTATGTTTGACGGAACGATTGTGGCTTATAAGCAAGCAATGATCAAGAAAGCTAGTGAATAATATGTGTAAGAAACGCAAATACACAAAAATGGGTGCTTTATACTCAATAGCTAATGCCCAGCATAGGAAAAACAAAGCTGATAAGATACCAGTCAGAGCTTATCACTGTAAGTGGTGCAATTTATATCACTTATCAAGCCAGCAAAGGCTAAACATCAAGACAGGAGTAATTGGATAATGAAAGATGAATTTACATACTATACAGTAACTTGGATATTGGAAAAAGAAATTAAATCACGTAAGTTTTATAATAAAAAAGAGGCTTTAAAATGGAACGAATTACTTCCAGAAGAACAAAGATATGAAGTTAAAAAGCATACAGAAATAATTGAGGTTATAGCATAATGACAAACGAAGAATTATATGAAAGAATTACTAGCATGCTAAAAGAGCAAGGTGTCAGAATAAGTCAGTTTGAATCAAAAGTTAAAGCTGAAACAGGTAAAAATCCTAACTTAAAAATGACTAAATCACGTTTGAGCTTACCGAATACCGTAGCATTCCCTTATCTTACTATGTTTTTCAATGATGATGAAATGCACGAACTTACCCTTAAAAAGATTGATAGCGTAGGAGATAACGGAGAAGCGTTTGACTTACTAGATGAGATATTGTCTAGTTTAGAACCAAGTAAAGAGTATCTATATAAGCAACGATTGAAACGTAAAATGCAAAGGGGGGTAGTAAGATAATATTACATAAGTATACAAGTGAGATTAATAGTTCAAAATATCCACGGTCAACAGCTAGAAAGATTGCTAACGACTTGAACAAAAAATACCCTTTTAATAATTATCTAGTAAGCCTTGAGTTAGGCTCTAAACGGTATATTATTGAAAAATTTGAAATTAGAGGAATGAATAGATGAAGCGTTACTACGTAGAAGAAGATGACAATGGCAAAGAAATTAAGCGAAAACTAACAACTTTTGCTAACGACGACTTAACACAGCTTTCAGATGATGAACTAGAAACATTATATTATGAATCATCGGCTCAATTTTTAGCTAAAGCAATGCACTTTATGAAGATTGAGAATGAACTGTTTTCAAGAAAGAATGTAATTGTAAGTGATGAAATTCTAATAAATACTGGCAATAATATTATTGAAGCCATTAATCAGGTAAGCAATTAAAACATAGAAAAGAGCACGGCATGAAAAAAGAAGCACAAGACGCACAATGGTTTATTTTAAAATTAATCGGTAGTCACTTAGAACAAATGGCTGTACATGAATTGAAAATTAATGATGTTAATTCTAAAACTTCAATAGACTTATGGAACTATTATAAGTTGTGGAATGAAGAACTAGAACAATTATACAAACAAAATAGTTCTTATATTAAAAATGGCGAATATGATAAAGTTGAAACGCCAGAACGACAAGAACCGCCAAAATTTTAAGAAAAGAGCATGGCATGAAATATGAGATTTGGTATAGCGCAATAGATGGAGATTATTATAAAACAAGCGACACGCTAGAAGAAGCAAATAATGATTTTGCGTTTGTATTAACAATGTATAGGCTTGTTCCTTTATTTGAAATGCGTTTAATTGAAATTGATTCACAGGGCGAATATAAAGTTATTAAGTCATTTAAAAATATGAAAGCAAATAATAAAGACATAGTTATGGCGAAAGCATATTATAATTCACGTACACGTAAAGGAGAATAATTATCTTTATTTTAACAGACGATACAATTAGAAGTATTGTACTAATTCAGCAAGCTTATAAAAGGGCAAATAACAACTTTAATGATATTGTGGCACAATTATATCAACAAGAGTTTAAAACGCAAGAGAAAGCAAAATATGAGCATATAAGGCAAGCTAAGGAGAAAGCACTTGAAGAACAACGAATTAGTGAAGAAAATAAACGAAGAGTTGAAGCTGAAAAACAAGCCGAATCTGACAGAATCTCAAGAGAACATGATAAGGCAACTGAACAACTTGACACCGAAAGGACGCAAGAAGTTAGCGATGAAAATGAAAATGAGGGAGGTGTACCAAACACAGCAACTAGTGACACTATTGGAAGTGATTGGTCTAGTGTAAGTCCAGAAATAGCTGCGAATTATATGGCAAGCAAGACAGGAGTAACTGCTGGTAAATGGCTTGATGTTATTTATAAGGAGTCGAGTGGAAACCCTTATGTTGAAAATGAGTTATCATGCTGGGGACTATTACAGATAATGCAAAGCGTGCATGGGCAGGTATCTAACTTAAGTCCACAAGATTATTTAGACAAAGCAGTAAGTATATATCAAGGTTCAGGCGGTACAGCTTGGGTGACTTGGTAAAAAATAAAAACAAAATAAATTAATTAAAAATAGAAAGTAGGTATATCATCTTTAAAATATGCTCAATTACAAAAGAAAAACAGCTATAAAGCTGTCTTTTTTTATTTTATACTTTAGTTGCGTTTGGTCCAAATTCAGCGTCTAGTTCCACTTGTAACATGGTATCTTTAGGCAGATTAAGTTTACCCCATTTGTTTTGATAGTTTTCTAACATGCGTGTAGATCGTACATAGCGTACTGATACTCCATTAGATACATAGTAGCGTTTTGTGTCTGTACAATAAATAAGATACATTTCGATTTCCTTTTCGTTTTGTTTGCTTTCAGTTTTCCCTGTAAGGCGTTTGTTTAGTTCTGCAATAAAATATGAGCGACAACTTTCTAAAGTGCCACCATGGACTTCTACTGACCGTCTAGGGCACGAAGTAGATGATAGTTCTTGATGTAGTTTAACGGTATTACGATCAGGAGTTAAGCCCCATTGTTTCATGTACTTAGCTACATCATCTAGTACCGCTTGTTCATTCTTCAAGAACTGGTTTAAGTCGCCTTCTGATTGGCATACTTCCCAACTAGCATAGTTAGCATTACCGTATGAGTTAGCGCAATGCCATGCCTTGTTAGAGAAGTCAGAAGCCTGCAATCGTCCGTCAGAAGCAATGTAGACATGAGCAAAGCCATTTTCAGGGTTATGTGTGGGTAGCCAACTATTATAAAAGCTAGTGTTAGCACCATTTGAGCCTGCGTCATTGTGAATTACAACCCCAGTAGGATTATGCCCACGAACGCCAGCATTAGTTATATTCATTCTTTTTTATCCTCCGTTTGTTCTTCTTCCGCCTCAGGAACACTTACACCATTCTTTTTCATAAGTTTAACCAAACCGTCAAACATAGGGCTAATTTTTGCGATTAAGTAAATAAATTGTCCTACGAAGTACAACAATCCTACGTCAATCACTGTTTCCGCAATGTCAGAGGTTGAAGGAGTTTGAGTAAAGTAAAAGACTGCGTATAAAACCCATAGCGAGAAAACTACCGTCAAATCAATTACAAGTCTATGCTTGAAAGGTGGATTCATTGCTTCTCTATCTTTAACCCATGTAGCGAACAAAATCGCTAAAATTAAGATAGTTATTAAAATCATTTTTGTTACCATTATACTTTACTTTCTAATTTATACGTTTCCAAATATAAGCTGCCTCGAATGGTTGCCAGTTATTATGATTAGTGTTATCTCCAACTGTGATTCCGCCGTTTTCTGTATCCATAGCATAAGAACTACTTGGAGCTCCACCAGAAGACCAGTGCAACTTTCCTGCCCCACGAGCGACAACAAACTGTCCACTTGAAGGAGTTATTGTGTGTTGTGACAACGGATTTGTTGAACCACCTTGTTTGCCACCGCTAGATAAAGCTGAATCTGATTCATCAACCCCAACTAACCCACGACCTTTAACTCTTGACCAAGTCCCAAATCCAAACAATGTGGCTGGTTCAGTTGGTTGCGAACTAAGGTAATATGCACCAACTGGATAAATTTTTTCTATAATACTGCTTCCTGACGGTTTTGTGACTGCACTTACTCCCATTGCATTTGTTGTAACAACTTCAATACACTTTTTAAGAACTCCGACACCTGTATTGATGTCAACTTGATTTGAGTTATCAGAAGTTTCTACGCTCATCGTCACTGGATTTGTAGCATTAGAAATGTCTATATTTGCATGGACAAAGTTCGTAGCATTTGAATTTAAGGCTACTGCTTCATCATAAAGCTCAAAATATCTTCCACCAACTAATAAACTTGTGTTTTTATAAATTCTATTGAGAGCTGTATTTATAGGCGTTTCCCAATGCCTTAGTGAGAATTGCGAATAGTCTTTTTCAGAAAGTAACATGTACAGTTTTGCGTCAGCATTTGCGGAAACTGGAAATTCTGTACCGTTTGGACTGAAAAACGTGAATTTTTTAATTGTCATTTTTAACCTTTCTTGAAATTATCTTCGCTTTATCTAAAACTGGGTTATCAGTAATTGAAAGCTCTAATAATCTAAATTTTCTACCGCCATACGGATAACCACCAATTGATACAAATTGACCGACCTCATATAATAGCGTAGTTTCAATTCTAAGCGAGTTTTTACTATTATAATATACTTTACCTGACAATGGTTCTAAGTGGTCTTTGCGGAGCTCTCTGTACCCTGTGAAGCTATCTATTCTATATTTGTCGCCATAAGTAGCAACATACTCATATAACATTCGGTTTGTCCCCACTTTCTACAAAGATAAGTCTATCATTGAACTCTGTTTTAACTCTGTCTGCTATGTAACCTGAATACAGTTTACCCTCGTACCAAATATCAACCAAGTCATTAACATATAAAGGCAAAAGCTCATTTTGGTTGAAAATTAATCTTGTGACGATTGTAGAGGGCGAAATTTCTGCTTTAATGGTTGAGATATCTGGAGGGTTTCCGTGTTCATCTCTATCATAAAATAATGTTTTTGCTGTTCTTACATCTGGCAAGTCTGTTCCGTCTCCGCCATAAGTACTATAATCAATGACATCTCCATTATTTTTTGCTGTGTACATTTTAGGAGGGTCTGTATAGTCGTCTGTTGCCTTATTTTTAACAAACACAACAGCAAAATTATAAGCCGAACGTTCTGTTATTGTTTCCGTGTCCATTGTCACGCTTTGCTTAATATCTACCCTTGTCGTGATTCTATTTCTATTCCAGCTTCTTGAAGCAAAGTTAATGAATAACAAGTTTCTAGGGTCTGTTTCAGATGAAGCATGTTGAATTGTCGTAGTTGGTTGAAATTGAACCTTTGAAAATATCCTTTTTGCTACGTCATGAGCCGATGAAGTTTCTGCTTTACGGTTGATTGTCGCCTTTCCTGCAAAGATACTTGAATTAAAGAAATAACCATAACTCATTAAATTATTCTTACGAGGGTCAATTAGATAATCAATGATAGCAAAGTTTGTCGTTTTAGTTATTGCGTTCGGAACATCAAGGTTTTCAATCATTGCCCAAAAATAGTTCTTTAATGTGGCTTTATTGCTTTCATCTACATCTGTGACAAGGTAAACCATATCTAAGTTCAGCTTTTTCTTTTGACCTAGAGCCTCCTCAATTGGAACAACTTCAGGAAAAAGAATTTGAACAATATCGCCAACCTCTACTGAAACGGTCAATGTAGCTGATGAAGTGTAAAGATAGCCCGTTTCCCACAGTTCATAGTTAATAACTTGACATCTTGCTTTAGGTATCGGCAACCCTCTTTTTTCTTTTTTACCATTAGGAAGGTTAAAATCAGATATATTATAGTAGTTCGGATTAAAGTTATCATACACATTGGCTTCTAACATTAAACGAAATCCGCCTTTCTTTTAACTTTAAATTCTGCCTTACTTAAATTGATTAGCTCCATTTGACCTTTTTCAATTATACGAGTTCTGTATCGCTCAAAGTCCATTACAGGGAATAAGTTTAGAGCAGTTGTCCCCTTCCAACCTTGATAGGTTTCGTCATTTACATCTGTATTTATTAAAATGTAGTCTTGTAATTCTTCCGTCTTGAATACAATTGCAGTATATTCATTTCCAATATCGTCTAAAAATCTAACTCCAGTAGGTGTTTTAGGAAGTTGCGGATATAATATCCCCATAAAACTAAATATTTCATCTTTTATATCCCAGCGACTTAAACGTTCTATATTTGTTTCTCCATAATAAGTGTAAGAAACTCCTTCGATATACTTATAGTATCCTGGTGCTGTTCCACCATAAATTTTTGACTTTCCAGCAATAACTTTACCATTTTGAATTTTCTCAAAAGTTAAATTTTCGTAAGTATACCACTTTGTGATTATATCGAACGTTATCTTTTCGCTGAAAGTTCCGTTCTTCCCATAACCCTCTGTCTTTGTGACATCTGCTAAAGCTAAATCAGCATACACCTGAAAAATCTCTGTTTGATATTCAAGTGTAACGAATTTTTTGCTAAGAATATCATTCACGAAGTCTTTCATTAACCGATAATTTTCTTCTAAACTTTCACCAAACGTTTCTAACTTGAACTCTATTTGTGGCTGGGTAATTGAACGAGTTCCCATTACTCCGATACCGTTACTTTGCCAAATATTATTAGTTGATTGTAACCCTAAATTAGAGGGCTGGTAAAGTCTAACTTTTCCATTTGTAACATCCCAAACTTTGTCGTCTGTTCCGTCTAAGTTGGTATGTATTTTATACTGTCTTACCATTAAGCCCTCCCTAGGTCAAATTCTCGTCTGATTGCTCGTGCTAAGTTAGAAACATCTTGACCAGCACCACCTTGTACATGAAACGTGTTATATGTTCTGTTATCGCTTGATACGCTGTTCGTACTTAAACCGTAACCGCTAGAAGATAAGTTAAATTCTGGCAAACCTACTACCATAGAACCTTTAAACATTCCGCCAAGTTTCCCTGCAATACCATTAATAGCTCCTGATACTTTTTCAATCGTACCTGTGACACCACCTAGAACGCTATCTATTGTATCTTTGATTCCTCCGAATATCCCACTAAAGAAGCCACCAAGCCCATTAAATACTCCTGTTATTGCGTTGTAGGCATTAGAAGCGAAACCGCCAAATGCGCTGAACACTCCACTAACTGCGTTTTTAGCACCATTGAACACTCCACTAAAGAAACCACCGACTCCGTTGAATACACCTGAAATTGCTCCCCAAGCACTTGAAGCAAAGCCACCAAAAGCACTGAATACTCCACTAACAATACTACGGACAGAGTTGAATATGCCACTAAAGAAACCTGAAACAGCATTCCATATTGACTGAACAACTCCCCAAGCGCTAGAAGCAAAACTTCCGATTGCGCTAAATACTGATGACACGACACCTTTCACGGCGTTGAATATTCCACCAAAGAAACCAGCTACTGCACTCCATACTCCGACTAATACATTCCAAGCTGAACCAGCAAAGCCACCTATGGCACTAAATACCGTTGAAACTACTGAACTAACAGCGTTAAATATTCCACTAAAAAAGCCAGTTACTCCGCCCCATACAGATTGAATACCACCAATAACAGTTGTCCATAAATTGCTAAAGAATGTTATTATTCCGTTCCAAATGTTTTGGATACCTTGTACAATACCGATGAACCAATCAACTAATCCTTGCCAAATAGATTTTGCTCCGTCAACTGCTCCATTCCATACATCAGCGAACCATTGACCGATACCGCTAAAGAATGAAACTACGCTATCCCATGCACTCTTCAAGAAGTCCACAAAACTAGCCCAAGCCTTTTTCCCTGTTTCTGTTTGAGTAAAGAAATAAATTAGACCAGCAACGACAGCGGCGATTGCTATTCCAAGAAGTACAAATGGGTTGACAGCCATTATAGCATTGAAAGCCCCTTGTATAATTGTAGCAGCTTCAACAATCTTATTGTATGTCTCATAAGCCTTAATGATTCCGTTGATAACTTTCATAGCAACGAAAGCACCAGCTAAAGCAACTAAAGCTACTTTTATAGCATCCATTGCTTCCTTGCTTTTACTAATTTTACCAATGAAGTCAGCAATTTTTTTCGTGATATCAGCGAACTTATTAGCAAGTGAAGATATTGTGTTTGCTACATTTTCAACAGAAGTCGAATTTTTTGAAGTAGATTCATCAACTCCAGCAAAAGATTTTATAAGGTTACCAATAATTCCAATTACCGAACCGAATGCACTTTTTAGATTATCCCATATAGCAGAAAATTGAGTTATCGCACCATTTTGTTGTAACTGTTTGAACAAGTCTTGGAAATACTTGACTACATTTTCTATAGCTTTACCAGCACCTTTACCCCAATCGTCCATTTTATCAATTAAAGCATTGATAACAGGCGTTAAAGCTTCAAGTGTAGGAAGTAAGGATTGCGATAAATCTTCATTAAAACCAGACCAAGTGTCCCTTATTGTTTTTGTAGCACTGCTTGAACCGTTTGCTGCATTCTGCATAGCCTTATCGAGCATATCCATTGAAACAGCACCAGCTGAAACAGCTTCATTGAATGAACCATACTGCTTTAATTGTGGGTTCATTTGCATAACAGTGTCTTTTAAAGAAGCACCAAGTGCGGTATTGTTATCTGTCAACTGATTAATATTTTCAGCTGTGACTTTACCGGCTGCTGACATCTGACCATAAGCCTGAACGACACCTTTAAGGTTTTCTCCAGTACCACCAAATGCTTGGTTAGCTTTTACTAACGCTTCTGTTTTACTAACCGCTGATTTAGCACTATCTCCTAAACCAATGAACGTTGTTGAAAGTTTTAGAGTATCTTCACTATTTGCGTTTGTATCTCTAGCGAGCTTCTGCATAGATTTACTTACATAATCAAAGTCTTGCCCATTGCCTTTAAACTTCATTGTATTTTTCAAGGCAATCATGGCTGTCTGGGTGTCCATTGCGTCAGATACCCAGCTCCTTAAGCCATTACCAACAGCACTAACAGCACTTGCACCGATTTGCCTGAATGCACCTACCGCAATCTCTCTAAGACCGCTAAATCGTGACTTCATGCCATCAATTCCGCTATTAACGCCTTTAGTGTCCATTTTAGCGTCAATGTCCCAAGAGCCTGAACTAATAGCGCCCTCTACTTGCTTTATTTCGCCCTCTAGCCTGTTAGCTTGTGTTTCTGCTGTCCCTAAATCTCTAGTAAGTTGTAGCCATTTCTTTTGACCTGCTGACGTACCTTTGTCAACCGTAGCAAGTTCTTCTTTTAATTTTGTTGCTTTGTCACGTGATAAGCCCAACTGCGTTTGTAAGTTCTTCTGCAATTGTGCCATTTTACTGGTATTTGTTGGGTCAAGTTTTAGAGCGTCTCGTAAGTTTTTAGCTTCTCCTCTAAGTCCTGACATTGCGGTATTAACGCCTCTAAGTGAGTTCTCGAACTTCGTGGTATTACCATATATCTCGACCTCAAACGTTGCATTACTTGCCATTACATACCCTTTCTTTTACGCCTTTTCTCTTTTTCTTTTTCCTCTTTCTTCTTCTCTGCAATAAGTTCAATTAATTTATAAACAAGTTCTAGTTCCATTTCCATGAACTGTGTTATATCAATTTCATTATTGCCTAAAATAGTTAAAAGTTCTAAAGTTTTATTTTCCTTTACAGTATCTTTCTTCTTCTTAATCAATGAACTAGAAGAAAAGAAGACCATATCGTCTTCCGTTTCCTCTTTTTCTTTAATAAAAACAGTCTTACAGAAGATATTGATTAACTCATTAGTTGTAGGAAGCTCTGTTTTGTCGTCTAAGGCATTTTGCAGCCCTCCGTTACAATCTACCCAAAGTATCAACAACTTGTCTGTAAAGCTCTCCATTTGCTCTGTAAAGTCATCAGGAATATATCCAGCGACAAAAGATTTTTGTAGGTCTGCAAAGTCTTTTAAATCTGTAATAAAGTCTGAACCAGTTAGCTCTAAGTATCTAATTGCATGTTTTAAAATCATTTACAGTCCTTTCAGCTCATTAAATTTCTTTCTGCCACAGTTCGACAAGTTCTTTAAGCCCTTTACCGTCAGTATCGAACTCAAAGCTAGTACGGAAGTCTGAAAAGTCACTTTTAGCTTTTACAATGTTATCTTGAAAAAGAGCCAAGTATAGACCATATTGAACGAACTCCATTACATCAGTAATTTCTCCGTCTTCTTTTTTAAGTTCTATATCCATTGCTTTTTGTTGCTGGAAAAGGTCTTTCCCTGTAATCATTTTAAATTTACGTGCTGTACTCAATTGTTTTGCCATTTTGTTTTATATCCCTTTACTTAGTTATTTTTTTAGTCTTATGAATGGTCAGTTACTGAAACTCCTGCGGTAACATCTTTATAACCGTCAGCGGAGAACGTTACGATATGGACACCGGGCGCAAGTTGTCCGTTGGTTTCTACTTTTCCTTGTGCGTCTTTAATCACTGATGTTACTTTTACAGTTCCACCCTTAGAATCTTTCAAAGTGTCAGGCACTACGATTGTTCCGTCATTATTACCCTTTGTAGCAGTAGTTACATTAGGAATAACAGGAGCTACAAGTGTAATTGCACCAGCAAGTTCCGTATCAGGTTGCATGATGAACAGTCCGCTTTCCATTTTCTTAGCAAAGTCTTTTGCTTGTTCTCCCCAAATTTCGTACTCAATAGCAGGGACTTTTTTACCATTATTCAAATAAATATCTGAATCAGTCGCTTGTACTGCCAAAGTCCATTGGATAGGGTCTACGCCGTCTACTGAATCTGTTTCTGATTCTTTTTTAGCTTCTGCTGTTGGTCTCAAATTTGGATAAACGACTACACGGTAACCGTCAATAAACTCTCCTGTAGCTTTATCACGTTTGCGCCCTTTAATAAGATACTGAACGCATTTCGTTTTCCAATTACCAGTAGGAGACCAACCCAAGCCATTTTCTGTTCTTTGTTGACCTAAAATGTCTTCTTTAAGCGCTTGGTCTGTTTGAATGAATACCATTTCGCCTTGAAGTAAGGTAGAACCTTTTTTAACTCCATGGTCTGGTACGTCATCAGCTGGATAGCTATTAGTTTCCGCTTGGTCTTCCATTTCGCCAACTGATACTAAACCAGTTACAATTTTATGGTTAGTGAAAACTGGTTTTCCATTACTTCCCTTGGCCATATCAGCTACGATTAGAGCTTCATTACCAAAGAAAATCTCGCGTGAATTATAATCTAATTTCATTTTTTATTTTCCTTTTTATTTTTTATGCAGTGCGTTTCCAATAATATATTGTTGTTGAACCAATTACTGCTGAACCGATGTTTTCCCATGTTCCTGTAGAATACCCTGATGATGAACTTGAAGTATTTGTGACTACCGAGCCAACCGGGTGAGCTTGAGCGCAATCTATACCTATAACCGCAGGCTTGAGTAAGCCAGTTGACCTATCAATTGATACTAACCCCATCGGCAACCACTTGTAATCAGAACTCGTCTTGTTAGGTTTGATGATATTACTAAAACCTACATACTTCGGATAATCTGCAACCGTTACTTCGCTAGCTGATGGCATCCAAGGGGTTGAGATTGAGCCTGATTCTAGCTTCATTTTAGAATATGATATATCATGGACGTTTCCTTGAAATTCCGTAAACCCAATAGTCGGTTGATAGCTAGTAATGTCATCATCTATATTAAATGTCACAGTTGAAAGTCCACTACTGCCAGCCTTAATAGTATTTCCAAGGTGGAAAGCGAATCCTATTAGTGGACCTCTGACATACATTACTGCACGTGTGTCAACATCGCAATTTTGAATCCATACACTGTATGTATATGGTTGTCCTTTTCTGAAAATTGAAGTATTGGTCGAAGTAAGTATATGTCCTGCGTCCCAACCACTGCCACGTACCGTTTTTAAAGTTGAAGAAGTTCCCTCCAATAAATTCAAGTTAGGATAAACAGTCGTGAAACCGTCCGTTCCGTCTGCGCTGTTGGCATAGGCAATAGTATTTATAACTCCGTCATTTGTTGAAGTACCTCCATTTGCAACAGGAAGAACCCCCGTAACTCCAATATTAGTTGCATCAGCAGTCCCGTCAAAGTATTGAAATGATGAAGATTGAAGATTTACTCCGAGTTTTCTAGGTGTTGCCAGTTTGCTTGCACTTACCGCGTTGCCATTAAGTGGTAAACTGTTCGCTTGTGCTTCGGTAGCCTTTGCCATTGCATTTTTGGCTTCACTTTCAGCTTTATTTGCTGTTTCTTGAGCAGTTGCGACATTTTTATTTGTGATTGATAAATCTGATTGTTCAGCTTTTGCTGAAATTGCAATCCCTTGCCTGCTGACATTAGCTTGTAAGTTGTTCAAGTCTGTTTGATTGGCTTTTGTTGAAATCGCAATACCTTGTTTATCAACGGTAGCTTGTAAGTTGTCTAAATCCGTTTGATTGGCTTTTGCTGAAATGGTTGCCGAATGGTCATTAACAGTATGCTGTAAACTTTCTAAATCTGTTTGATTAGCTTTAGGAGAGTAATCTCCGTTACTCATCAGAGAAATGTTACTTGTTAAAACCTTTACTGAATTTATTAGTTCAACAACTTCCGATTCACTTGCATTTCTTGCAATTGCTTCTAATAGCGAATTTATAGTAACTAAATTTTCAGGACTAATACCAAATGCTTCTACTTCATTTTTTAGCTCTGTCATTGCACTTTGTAAGCTAGTCATATCAGCTAAATTTGCCTTAAGCTCAATATTGCTCTTGTTTGAATCAGTTTGAGCATGCAAATCATTCAACTCACTACGCAGTACTTGTGGCATTTTTTCTAATAATAATTTCGTAAAATCATCAATATTATTATTTACTTCTTGAGCTAAATCAGAAACAGTAGAACTGTCTGATATAAATGTAAGATTCTTACTGACAATAACTTGCTCTTTGTCTTTATTGAGAAGTATTAAGTTCGCTTCAATAACTCCTGTCGCTGTCATTTCGGTAGGAATTACCAAAATAAATTCTCCCTTAGCTAAGTCCTTAGGAGGGATCATAACAAAACCAGAATTACTACTATTAGTGTATTGATATGTAAGTTTTAATGAATGACCAGTTAAATCAATTTCAGTTCCGTTATCAATTATTTTAATTAATAACGTTCTAGCATTGACATCGCCTTGCATTATTTGTATTGGCTGGGGAAAGTCTTTGTTGACTGTGTCCCATATAATTGTTCTATTTCTAAAATTATCTAAACTCATTAAAAAATACCATTATTGTTAATTTCAATCAAATGTAATTAAGCTACTTTCTACTTTTATAATTTCATTGAATTAGCATAATTAGCGCCCTTTTTCAATGTTGTTTTTACGTCTTGCATACCTTTTTTTTCAACTAAGAAGTACATACCATGATAGCCGCTAGTATAATTAGCTCTAGTCCCTGCGTTTACTACTACTTTATCGCCTTTTTTAACTTGATTTATGTTTTTTGACAATTGACCAGTATTTTGGTATCTAGCATAAGTATAGGTGTGACCATGGCTTCTGATTAATCTAGTTCTTCGGCTTGCGCTATTTGCTTTTGCCTTAAACTCTGCTTCAAACCAATCGCCCATGCGTTCTGTTACTTTAGTTTGCATTTCTTTAGCTATGCTTGCTGTATTAAGTAAATTCATTGCCATGCTTGACCACCTGCACCACAAGGCAAATAAACCGTTCCAGTATAATTGTACAAATGGCTGTTTTCTGACCAGTTCGTCATATTCCAACCGTTTTGCAAAACATCTCCGACTAATCCTACAAGTTCATCGTCAACATCTTTAACAGATAAAACAACTTGATAATAGTAACCCATGACAAAGCTCGTATTATCCATTTTAAGCACCTTTGAGTCACTAAGTGACAAATATACCGTCTTGTCTTCTATCGTGTCCTTAACGCCTAAAATAACGTCATTTAGAGGCATTGTAAGTAAATTGTTGTACCAATCTATATAAGAATCAAATTCCATTACTTACGACCCCCTCTAAAATCATCTTGTTATTCTTAGGGTCTCTTTCCCATGTTGTACGCTTGAAAGTTTCGCCTTTTTCGTCCAAGAAATAGTTGAAAATCAAGTCTTCCATTTCTCCGATTCCGTTAAGCTCGTATCTTACGTTTTTACCTAGTCCGATCATAGAAAACTCATCAAGTCTTGTCTGACTAATTCTCTGTTTAACTGCTGGTAAAACGATAGGCTTTATAACATTAGCTTCTGCACCGTTCTTCTTCTTAACAGTCGTTTCTACCTGTAATGTAACTTGTGAGAATATCATTAAATACCTCCATAATACATTAACTCTTGCAAAGAAGCCAAACGTTTCATTTCAGCATTTCGCCATTGTTCTGCTGGTTCATCAACAATATTAAGCCGACAATAACAAGAGATAAATTCTTTCACTAATACACTTGTTTCGTCAGCTTTAATACCATTTTTTTCTAGCAATTTAATAGCTATTGAACGGAATAAGATAAGTTTACTATCATAAGCTGTTACTAAAATCGGAATACCACAATAGACTTTAATATAATCTATCATTTACTTCCTCCGTTTTATTCTTATGATACTGTAATTACTGCACCAGCGTTAAGAGTTTCAACGTGTCCGCTTGTTAGTGTTTCAACCAAAATCATGTTGCTATTAGTTTTCCATTCAAAGGCATCAACTTTAGTAAGGTCTTGCATATCAATGTGATATTTTTGGTCTACTAATACAGTAGGTTTAACAGCCTTTGTACCTGTATAAACAATGATTTCATCTACTCCAACTTCTGAAGCAATTTCAGCGTCATCATTTTTAATACGAACGTTAGCGTTAGCAGTCGCTTGGCGTAACTCATCTAACAAGGCTTTACGGTCTTCTGCTTTAACAATCAAATAACGACGTCCAGCAGTAGGGCGAACAAAGTCAACCGCTTCTTCAATAGCGTCAGCAAATGGAGTTTTTCCAGCTGATTTGGCTTTTGTAGTAATCTTTTTGATTTTTTTATCGTCTGCTTCTTTGTCAATTGATTTAAAGCCGTTTGTTCCGTCTCCCTCAACAAGCGCAAGGTCAACAATTTTGTTTACAATAGCTTGTGTAAGTTCAGCTACAATCAAGTTGTAAAGTTCAGAATATGACATTTGAAGTCGTTTAACACGTTCAGCAAGTGATTGCAATTTATAAACCATCACAGGTTCAAGAGTATCAATAGTGAGTGTTGCTGCCTGTTCTGTTTTTGTTTGTCCGTCTTTGTGGACTTGTGCTTCATTAGCTGAATCAAATGAGCGTGATACGAGCAAAGCGCCGACATTTGTAACATGGAATACTTTGAACACTGGGTTAGTATTTAACAAAGCTGTGTTGATTGATTCAACCAATTTACGTGGAAGCTCAAAAGTTTTGTCTGTGATAGTTACACCATTTTCAGCAAGTTTTGCGTTCCAAGCGTTTTTAATTTCTGATTTTCCAGAGTTCTTTTTCAATACATCAAAAAATTCTGTTACAGCGTTTTGTGATTCAATAAAGTTTGTCATTTTAGCTTTTCCTTTTGGTTTTTCTTCCTGTGCGTTAAGTTCGTTCTCAATTTTGATAATTTCAATTGAATTTTCTGAAAGTGTTTTTTCTAATTCTTGTACTTTTGGCAAGTCTTCAATTGCGTTTTTTACTTCAAAGCCACTAATTTGAGATTTTAAAGATACGTTATTTTCTTTAAGTTCTGCTAAGCGGTTTTGTTTTTCAATTAAATCTGGTTTATTCATATTTCTTTTTAATATCCTCAATTTCTTTCAAAGCGTTACGGCTTTCAATAATTTTGTTGCGTTCTTCTGTAAGTTCTTCGCCTAAGGCATTTTGAATAAATTTTGCGTTAGGGTCTGCTGGTACTGAAACAAGAGAAATTTCTTTAAACTGTGCTTTATTTACAACTAGAGCATCATTTTCATTAAACTCATAATCTGTAATGTAATAGGCAATTGATAGTGAGTCAAACGCTCCATTTTCAACAGCCTTGTTAATGTTTGGTGCATTGTCGTAAAGCGTGAAGTCAGTCAGGTATTTATTAGAAGCCAAATCATAGTAAACTTTTGCGTCCCCGATGACTTCGCTAGAACCAGCACCATGTTCATATAGCAATGGATATCGTTCTCTAGCAAACTCAATACAGTTAGGAGTCAAGATAATACCATTACGGTTCTCTACACCAACTTCTGACCCAATACCTTGGAACGACTTAGAACCGTCCTCGTTTTCAGTCACTTTAATTTCAGCACTATTGGTTATTAGTTTCATCTGTGCTTGTTACGTCCTTTCTATTGCCTTGTAGGTCACTTAGATTTTTAACAGCAACTGCATTAAGGTTAGCTATGTAAACATCTCCACCCTCAATTGGTTGCTCGCCCATTTTAACAAGAAGTTGATTCTGTGTAAAAATAGGACCGTTAATATTTTCATGATACAAGTCAATTAATTCTTTCAAAGTTGCAAACTTGAATAGCTGGTTATCTACGATTATGCGTTCATAATATAAATTATCCTTAACTACTCGTCTGCGGTTTGTTGAAATCAGTTTATAAGTCAGTTCCTTTTCAAGTTGAATCAGTAAAGGAATGATAGTAGAGTTATAAAAATAAATTTGTTGTTCTTGCGTAGCAGTACCAAGCAAAATATTTTCATTCATAAAGTAACCTGTCAAAAGTTCCGATTTAATAAGGTCAATTTCATCTTTGTTTAAAACAGAATAATCTTTTTTAAGTTCTACAATTTCTGTCTTGTTATCAACTGGCGTCAAACCGTTGTAACTAGAACCTTCTTGCATGTTCTTTATTGTTGCTAGTGCTTTTTCTCGATACTCCTGTGTATTATCAATATCAAGAAAAGCATTAATTTTTAACAAGCCACGCAATTTACCTTGTTCCAGCTTAGTTTGAATACTAGCCAGAGCATTATCTAAAATACTTGTGTCTTCGTTGATATAGAAAGGACTGACAAGCCTTACTAATTCTTCAGGTTTATATTCTTTTTTATCGTTAGCAAACAGTAAGTCTAATAGATCGCCCGTTTCACTGTCAAATATAGGGTACAAGTCAACATAGCGCGTGCATAGTAACTTTTTAATTACTTTCTGCCAAAACTCCATGCTATTGTGTTCGCCCTTAGGGCTCCAATTGAGGACCTCATCTAAATCAGAACCTGCCTTACTAATCAAAGTATCAGAACCAACATCAGACTTTTTATATTTAACATGATTAAATTCTACTTTTGTTATTTCATTAGCGATTTTATTATGAATATTAGTCACAAAGGCACTTGTATATTCTACTGCTTCGTTTTGCCACGCTGTGACTCTTTGAGTATCGTTGTTTAGTTTTCCACGCGAAAATGTTACCACTTTTCCGAATAAGTTCAATTTTTCCCCTTTCTACCATAAACTAACGCCTTTCCCTCGTTTATACTCGCCTGTTTTCTTGTTATGGCAAGACTTACAAAGGAGTTGTAGGTTATCAGGGTTCAGCGCTATTTTCCAATCATCAAGATTTTCCCAAGTTAGCTCTATAATATGGTCTACTTCGTATTTTTTAGCACCGAATGCGCCACATCTTACGCAAGTCATTTTGTCACGTTGTCTTACATAATCACGGACTGCCAACCATTCTTTTTTATTGTACCAGCCACTTTCTCGAACTGTGTCAACATTATACTTCATCTGACACCGCCATTTCTAATGCCATTGTCAAAGCCACAGTAGGGTCAATTTTATCTTTTTCAAGTTTTTTAGTATACATATAGTCCCCACTTTGTCCGATTTTAACAGCAGTATTATTTAAAGCCCACTGCATGACTTTTTGGTTATGGATAAGTTTATTTTCTACTAACTTAGATTTTAATAGTTTGATATAGTCGTTCATTGAGAAACCTTGTCGAATTGCTCTTTGGTTATCTCCGTCTTTATCGAAGAAATAACGCTCAATCAACCCTTTTAAAATCTCATATCGTGCTGGGTCATAACCGATTTTTCTAAGTCTGCACCCTGTCTTTGTTCTAAAGTCGTTAATATACGGTATTAAGTCATTTACATTGATATATTCAGTGTCAAGTAAGATTAATTCCCCTCTGTCAACAAATTCAGTCCACAACTCTTGTTGTTCTGTGTCTAGTTGCTCATATTGTGACCGTACAGAGAAAGTAAGTGTATGACTGTAAGTTTTACCCTCTAACTCACAAACGAACGACACAGCGGTTAAATCGCCAATTAAGGATAGGTCAATTCCGACATAAGTTCTATTTTTATTAAATACAGATAAATTAAAGTCTGTTAATTTAGTATCTTGCGGAGTGAAATAGTAAGCTGTATCCTGCATAGGCAAGCCCATATTAAACGCCAAGAACTTATTCTGTAACGCTGGGTCGCCTTGTGCAAGTTCGTACTCCTCAATAACTCCTGACCACTTAGGGACATCACCAATAAGAGGTAATGCCATAGTCCAATTCTTCTTATCTTTTACCTGCTCATGATTTTCTAACATGTAAAGCAAGCCGAACGACCTATCATTGTAAAATTCTTCTTCTGATTTGAAGCGTTCAACAAGTTTATCATATAAACCGTCTCGTTTAAGTCCGCCAGAAGTGATATAAATACTTTGCCAGTTATCTTGTTTTTGACGTGAACCTTTATTGACTGATTCTGTTATATCTTCGCCATAGGTATGAACTTCATCAAATATATTAAGTGAACTGTTACCACCTTGCGCCCTCAGAGTGTCATTGGTTTGCTTTTTGAAAGTGGTTTTAAAGGAAGTAAACTCTAGCCCTTGTTTTGTACTCTTGAAAATCTTGTTTTCACTGTACACTCTTAATGTATCGCTTGCTTCTGTTTGATTCCGAACTTGGTCAAACACGTGTCTAGCCTGTGTGTTATCGTATGCAATAACTAAACTTTCACCGCCATATTGTCCGCCTAAAATCATCCAGTTAAGCACGCGCGTGGCCATTAAACTTGACTTACCTGATCCACGGCCTAGATTAAGAAAAATTTCATTAACTAGATTTACTTGAGCGCCTTTTTCGTCAATCATGTCATAACCAAGCATTAACTCGTACCAATATTTTTGCGTAGGGTGTAGCTTGATTTTCATCAGATTACCAGTAGTAAGATAAAAATTGTCTTCTATCCACTCAATGGCTTGCGTAACACGGTCATAGCGATAAATATATTTTTTATGAATTCTAATTTGCTTTTGAATAGTTTTGCGCATATATTTATTGAGTTCTATGCCATGTTCTTTATTATAAGCCAACATTTGATTCATGTAATACATTTATTCAAACCCCTCTGGAACTTTAATTTCTGGAGTTTCGTACTTACTTAGCTTATAGTCATCAAGTTCTTCAATTTTAGCTTTAAGGTCATTAGAGCTCGCTTCTTCCTGTTGTAATCTCCGCCATTCAGTAGGGTTATAAAGTTCAGGGTTTCCAGCTTTAGCAACCATCATTGCTACCAAGCTATCTTTGTCAAGTTCTTTTTCTTTAACCTTTACTTTTTCAACGTTTCCGTCAGCGTCATAGATTGTTTCTGTTTCTTTTAGCGTTCTGACCGTCAGTTTGCTCGCTAAGGCACTTTCAGCTAGTTCTAATAGATTTCCCCTAGCAATGCTTTTAGCTTCGTCATACGCCTTTATATTGTCATCTCGCCACTTTCTAAAAGTTTTAGCTGAACAATGCAAACTAGTGTAGATTTCTCTGTCATTGCAGCCTGATTCAATTTTATCAATGATTTGACTAAAAAGCGGTTCTTCGTACATCTTAGGTAAAATTGTGGGTCTTCCACCGTTTTGTGTTTGCATATTATCCTTTCTTTTAATGTGGTTATATCGTTTAAAGCCTATATTCTCGTTTCTAAGAACAGCAATAACTTTTGCTTATAAGTTTACCCGCTTGGGTAACTCTGCTCTCACAAGCCAAAATATGAGCATATATCCCTATAATTAAAATTTAGCAAAGATTTGGCGAGATTTTGCGAGATTTTGCGAGATTTTGCGGCAAAAAGCGCCTTTTTGATTTTTTGAGGGATTCGCAGCTGGGTTTGGTCGATATCGATCACTTTATCGAAATGTTCCAGTCCCTGAATATCGCGATA